CAAAAGGGTCAAAACGAGGTAGCCAAAAAGGTTACCGTATTTCAACACTCTCAACAAACTATACAAAGGTAAGAACGCCAATTACCAATAATGTTGTCATTCAAAGCTAAAGAGCCTCTGAATGTCTTAACCTACGCTGCAGTAGCCGCTGAGTACACTTACTCTGCGACATCGCACCAAGACTGCCCCGATGAGGGGTTCCGCCTTGGCACTACTACTGCGCCAGTTACGTCGGCCATTATGCCAACATCGCCCAACCATCCTGGTCCGATCACCCAGGAGATAGTCCTCGCACGTCTGCTCGCACGCACGGAGTCTCTTATTCATGAGACCACCATGCGGGAAGCTAAGCGGATTCGCGGGGAAGCCCCCAAACTGCACCCCCAGCCCAAACTCAATCAAGAGCTGAGGCCAAGACTCCAGAAGATGGAGGAGGTGGAGTTTAGTGTCCAGCTGCTTGCGCGGCTTTCACAATCACTCCTGGTGTCGCTCGCCTCCCTCGGACTTGTCCGGGTTGAGAGCTTCACCGATGGTGTGTCACACCTAATCGATGTAGTGTCGCTTGCGTACGCGGCGACCTACGGAAATGCCATTGACCTAGTCAAAGCCTTCGGCGCGTGGCCTCTTGCTTTAATGCAGGACATCCCCACGGAGGCCGACGGATCCGTCGCACTTCCCCCATCGATTCCCGGGTGGAATTACACCTACCTCTTCGGTCCCAACCTGAGACGCCTAATCCTCGGACGTGTTCGCACGCCTGGGAAAGGTAAACGCATCCTTGCGCTCAAGATCGCTGAGGCATTCAATCGCCTCAAAAAGTCTGCAATCAAAGTCTCCGACTCGTTCATTCTTGGAGCCCTGCGTAAGCATGGCACCGAGATAGGACAGCCCGACCCTGACTTAACGCCCGAACAAGAGCCTCTCTCTGAGCTCATTTATCAGTTCGTGGATAAGATTTGCGCATCAATCTTCAACCACAAGACCATGAAGTCTGCGTTTGACCCAAGCGACTCACACCTGGCCCGCGATTCGCCTCTCGACGCCTGCCTGCCTCCTGGCACGGCGTCCTTTGAAGCCAAAAGGAAGAAGGGCGGTTCCGCCCTTGCGACCTTTGCTCCACCAGACGATTACGCGGAACTCCAACGCCTCTTACAGCCCTCCAAACCCTCAGAGTTCGGTGACCTTTACGTCAACCGTGAGGTCCTGTGGCAACCCGTCGACCACAATACACCCGATTCCATTCTCTCTTGGGAGATTACGAACCTCGGTAGCGGTGTCCTCCGTCCCACTCTGCACGCAGCTCCCTGCCTGTCAGATGAAGACTTTCTCTTCGACCGTTCCTCACGCGAGGACCGTCCCACGACAATCAGTCGCGTGACGCCCACCGCGGATGTACCTGGGTCACTCCGTCTCTTGTACCGGAAGAAGAGGACATCGCCTGTGTATATCGCTACCCCACAGGTGGTCCTACCACTATCATCCTGCCCCGTGTCAGATGGCCCTATCTCTGACTACTACGTTTCCCGCTCACGGTCGTTCCTGGCCGATGTCTCCTTCCAGAGACCTCTCAGCAAGAACGACCTTCGCTTCCGCGAAGCGGTCCTTGAGATTCTCTCAGTCGGCATGGTCCAAGCCGCTGTCGTACCACTTCTCGAACCCCTAAAGGTTCGTGTGATCACGACAGGAGAGGCAGTCCCGTATCTGGAGTCAAAGCGGCTCCAACGGCACATGACCTCTTGCATGAAAGAGTCAGCCATTTCTCACTTCTTCCCCGCCCTTAAAGGCAGGATTGAAGCTGATTGGCTTAACGCGTCCAACCTGAAGGCCTTTCTCGGTCCCTTAGACGAGATCCTCTCAGGCGACTACAAGGGAGCAACTGACCTCCTTCGGAAAGATCTGTCCGAGTACGTCCTTTCGACGATTCTCAAGACGATTCCGGAGTACGGTGTTCCTCTGAAACCTGAAGTCTTCCAAGACCTCGTGGAGTCCATTGATCCACGACCATGGGGAGATCGCGAAGACCCTTACGACGATCTCTACATGGAGCTTCCCTCGTCACCCACCCTTGGTGACCTCATGAAGCTGTGTCTGACACGGCACCAACTCAACTACTCATTCACACAGAAGGTGAAGGGTCAGAAGCCAGAAAAACTTGAGTGGACAGTCACGCAAAAGCGTGGTCAACTCATGGGTTCCTTCCTCTCTTTCCCCATCCTCAACATTGTCAACCTTGCAACTAACCTGGCCTTTCTTTGCCATAAGGGTGTTGTCGACAAACGAAAGTGGCGCTCCGCCCCACTTCTCGTCAATGGCGACGACGTCCTAGCAACTGGCCCTCCAGGCACTTTCTCCGACGGTTCCTGGGATGCTTTCATCCCAATCGCCGGCTTTGTAAAGTCCCTCGGGAAAAATTACGTAGCAACAAGCTTTTGCACCGTCAACTCACAATTATTTGAGAAGACTAACGGTGTCCTGTCTGAAGTGCGCGGCCCCCGCACAGAGTACCTCTACAACCAGTCCTGGTCTGACCTCCACGAGACCGCACC